ATTGCTGGATTCAAGATGAAATAAAGTGGGTAAAAGTAGTCTTCTTTCACCTTTTGACTTATGGAACTGCTAAATATATTACTTAATGCAGCCGCTTCAACCTTTCGTAAGTCGATTCCAGGAATTTTTGTAACTATTTCCAAAATGCCGGCACAAATTTTCCATTCATCAGTTTTGAAATCTGGTTTATACGCAAGTTCCATTTTAGTTGTATAAAACGATTGGCTGGTTGCATTCTCAAATCCTTCTATTAAGTAATTTATGTCCCTTTGATTTACATCTGCTCCTTTTGAAACAAGAAGGTTTATGGCAGGTACATTGTTTTGTTTAAAATATATGGCACCCACTAAAGCATTAGATAAGGCTGTGCGGCCGTTTTTTTCAGCGTTGACATTTATACCAGGTTTGAGCAATAATCGTTCCAATAATTCCATATCATTCGCATTAATCGCCTGCATAAGTGCGTTCGTGCCATATGAATCAAACGCATTTATATCGTCGACGGCATCAAGAGATTTATCCAATTCATCAATCGTTATTTCTTTTTTGAAATATTTACCTAAAAGTGCGAACGTATCTGCCATTCTAATGCGCCTTTCGATTATTGTTGGAAGTGTTTAGTGGCGACGCGTCTTGCGCTGCTTCTTCGCACCACGGCGCTTGCTTCTTCCTCGACCCTTTTGTTTTCGGCCGTTGGGGCCAGGGGCGGGCATGTTAGGTTCATAGGGTTCGTTGTTCGCAGCAGGGGCGACAACAGCAGGCTCAACAGGCGCCGGGGCAACAGGAGCGGCAGCAACAGGCGCTGGGGCTGGGGCGACGGGAGCAGCAGCACCTGGCAAACGTGCCTGAATATACGCCGCGATTTGATTATACATCGCCGCCTTAATTGGAAAGCCGGTAGCTAATTCATCATCAAGTCCATGATACACAAATGAATATGAAAAATTACCACCATCATCGGCAGTTCGTAAAAATTCAAGAGTAAACAGCTTTCCCGCTCCAGCATCAAATCGAATTTTGTAGGTATTGCTGCTCGACTGCCGGAAATATCGACATCTCTGAATAATTACCGGTTCAATTGTAAAATAGATTGATTCATTGTCATCGGGTGTACCAAACTGGCATCGAAAATATCCATCCGCGAACCTAAACCCATTAAAATCATCATCCAACACAATATTAACATTCACAGGTGCCATCCATGCGCCAATCGTCCACGCCATTCTAATTTTACGATAGTTTTTGACCGGAAGGGCCAAGGTGTCTTTAAACCCGGTGTGTCTTTAAGCCCCCGACCCCGTCCCGCAACTCGAACACATTTTCACTCGACCGCGCGGATTGGCCTCGGCCCATTTTGGCCGGCGGTCTGAAAAAGTGTGTGAGTGCTCGGAGAAAATTAAATCCCAATAATTCATTGGAAATCATTGGGATTTATTGGAAACAATTTTTATTGGGAAAGCAATTTTTTAGTATTTCCGATGGCGACGCGTCTTGCGCTGTTTCTTGGTACCGCGACGCTTACTCTTGCCGTTACGTTTCCTCTCTTTCCGCCCGTTGGGACCAGGTGCGGGCATTCCATGCTCATTCAACTCTGGTGGAGCAAGATTAATGGGTTCATTGGGATAGTTGTTTGGATTCTGAGCGGGCTCGGCAGGGACAGCAGGAACCACAGGGGCTACAGGGACAGCAGGAACCACGGGGGCCATCATAGGTTGCGGCGCAACAGGAACTGCCGGATCGCCTAAATTGTCTGTAATGTAGTCAATCATTTTGCCGTACATATCCGCGCTTATGTTAAGTTTCACACTAATTTTGTCATCAAACAAGGATACGGTTGGCATTCCTTCAACAATCATAAATTGCATGGTCAGTTCTGAACGCTCCGGCCGAGTGAATTGAATTGTGTAAATTTCACCGTCCTGAGAAAATTTGTTTTCAGAAATAAATTCACTTTCTAGACCTAAAAAGTTGTTGTCATGGTCGGTACTCGTAAAAAGGCAGTTCAGGGCATCTTCATGTTCATCAATCCCAAAGAAATCTGGATAAGGGACATTGCCCTCACCTGCACCCTCGACAATTTCGGTTTCCTCGGGCATCTTCCACGGGCTCTCGATGTGTATGGCCATTTATAGTTATTCCTTTGAGAAATTTATGAAATCGGTGTAAAGTAGGGGTGGGTGTTTCTTTAGGCCCAAGACGCCTTGAAATTTAATGTAAATTGGTTGTTCAAATGTGTACTTTGAACAAAGTATGTTCCCATATTTACTGAACCAAAAATTGCCTTGGTGGGGTTCAAGGGGTGGGCTTGCCCACCCCTAGTGTAAAAAGTTCACACTGCGTCCGTAATTCCAACACAGTATTCGCCGCAATTTCGGGCGCGGTAATGGGCGTGTAGGGAAAAATGACCGTTGAGAAAAACATGTATTCATAGCTGGCCAACATGGCCACAAAAACCAGATTTTCGGCAACCAGTGTACCCCATGCGACCTGAATTCGTCGCAGCAACGTGTAGGCAACGCTGAGTACAAAAAGTCCCCCAAGACCGCCCACATAAATCCAGGCGCGTTGGAAAAGTGCGTCGTTTTGTACAGCGCGTTGCGCCGCCGCCTGCTGTCCCTGTGCGACAATTGTTGTCGCGTTCAAGAAAATCGCCAAGGCATCATTTGTCAAATTGCGTTCGAGGGGCGTGAAATTCCTACACGATGATTCAAATCCGCCAAGAAATCCGTCCACGGTGTGATTGATTCCATTGTCTTCAAGGGTGCTGACATAGAGAAAGAAAAACACGGTTTCAAACACGCTGATGAGCGCAATGTGAAAAAGAAAGCGGAGAGCCTGCTGTGTCAGAAACACTTCAGCGCGGCGGCATCGCTGCTGCGGCTGCGGTTGTACCGGCCGCCGTGGTGATTCAGGGCTGCCCTGCGTGGACGTGGTCGTGGCGACAAGCAGATCAAGGCTTGTGTTACTCGGCGCATGGCGCATGGCTCGCTCCACATTTTCGGCACTCCAGGCAAAACTTTCAGAGAGTGAGGGCGGCCGTCGCAGCGGTTTCGGGCTAACAAGCGAGTTGAGCGACCCAGGGTTCATTTCACTCAACACACGAAGTTCTGAGCCGCCGGCAGTAAATTCAATGTAGTCTGTCGTAAGCGTGTTTTGAGGAACGGGAGCAGCCATACCTACAATTGGACACGCTATTTCCTATAAATAAACTACCGGCTTGGAAAAAATTGAATGGCGTTTTGATTTGTGTTGGAAGTGTGGGGGTTTCAGCATTGACAGAATCCCACTTTGCGCTTTTCTTCCCTCTTTCCTTCTTTCCTTCTTTCCTTCCTCCTTCCTCCTTCCTTCTCAAAATGACCTCCTCCGCCACACCTTCCTACTTTCGTCTTTCCACCGTTTTGAACGGCGCTGTCCACTGGGTCAGCCTTGGCGAACCCATCGGAATTGATGGTTGCCGACGCATCTATCTCAGCAAGGATGTTCGCAAGTCCGCCCTCATGGAGTTCACCCGCGACTCAGAGGAGGATGATACAGGCTACCTCGAGTTTGTGGAGATTCGTTACACAGAGCCAGGTCTTCTTCGGCCCATCATGGGCAATTTTGACTTTTCCGCTCTTGGTACCGTCGCTTATGTCATGCCCTCTGATATCGAGTGGCGCCGCGTTCCTGACGCCTCCGGTGGCTATCTTCTTCATATTGCTTCCAACGCCGACCTCGCAATTGTTGTCTCTCACACAGTCGGCCTGCGCCGCAAGTCCGACCCTTATCTGCTGATTGGTGAACAGAGCCTGCGTGAAAATTCCGCGGCCGTCTTTGAGTTCGTCGACGCGGACCTGGACCTGCTGATTGAACTCCAGGACGCCTATGGCGACACCCTTCGCTGCCCTTGCTGCGGGTTTGACTATCTCACGAATGGACCCGTACTGGACCCCACCACGGGTGATTACAGGGAGCCCTGCGCCGGCTGTAACATCACCTTTGCGATTCGCATGAGCGGCTGGATTGAGGAGTGGCGGGCCTGGGACAAGGAGGAGGTAGCGGATCGCCTTGAGCGCCGCATTGCCGATTTCAAGGCGACGGGTGAGTAATTTGCGCCTTTTGGCCTATCGCCATCTAAACACAAAAAACAGAAAATACAAAAAGAAACAAGAAAAAGACAAAAACTTTTTCAATATGCCGCTCTTTTGTTCTGAACTTCCTACAGCTGTCGTGCGTGACTTGACGCGTGCGGTCATGGCACTCGGTCCTGATGCGCAGCTTTTTAATGACTGTCGGAACGAAGAGGTCCACGTTTCCCGCAGCGCCTGTGGCGGAATTGTGCTTTTTTCAGCCGGCAAACGGGGATTTTACTTTGAGCGTTGTGCTCCGACAGTTGAGTTAGCAAAAGCCGTGCTGACCGCGATTCAAACACCACGTCACTATCACTGTTCGACGTTCATTATTGACGAAACGGACCCCACGGTCGTGGACAAACTGCTTGCGCGATTTCAGGAGCAGCACGGGGCCAAACTGGCGGCAAAGATTGATCACTTCATTAGCACGCATGAAGGGAAGCAGGTCATGCATGTGAAATTTCCTACATGCGTCTTGCGTCATATGATGGCGCCGACGGGTGGCTTGATGAAAACGGGCTTTTCGGGGCCTTTGGGCGCACTTCAAGGGTTGCCAACTCTGGTTCGCCTTGGCGCGCTTTCATCGGCGGTGGAAGTGGACGGGCGCGTGAAATCTATGGTTGCGACAGAGTATCCCGCAGAGTATTATTTGGCGGTCCAACGTATTCATTGGGACTTGGTTCGCGAAGTGATTGCGATGAAGGGTGGTGGTGTGTGCCTTGGGCCCGTGGCAATGTGGGACGCATAATCACAGAGATGTAAAGGGGGGAAGGGGACGATTTGTAAGAAATTCTGAACTTCTTACAAATTATAATAATTGTACGGTTACTGGGGCTTGAACCCAGGACTTCCCGCATAGAAGGCGAGTGTACCCACTTGCTTTAACCGCTTTTTGTACGTAAAACGTATAAAAAACGAATTGAAGGCAGAAACCAGAATGCCCTTTTGCGGAATTGAACCACAGACCTTTTGTTTACAAGACAAACGCTCTACCACTGAGCTAAAAGGGCGATTGTTCCGCCCGCACACAAAGATGCGGGACGGACAACTTGCCACTGAGGAGTCGGCAAGGAGGCGCTCGGGCCTATTTGTAGGTGAAGCAGGAACGCTTTAGGTCACCCACTTTGGGTTCGGAAGTTTTTTCGGGAAAGCGAACGCAAGGAATGCCTTTGTAACTCCATCCCTTTCCGCTGCGCACGCAGCGGAAATAGTATGGGAGGTTTGAAAGGAACCCTTTAGGGTTCCTTAGTCCATGAACACCAAATTCGCCAGCCCTGCCTGGAAACGGATCCAATTCGTCCCCACCACAAACACGTGGACGCTCCACTCTCCGTCAGCAGCCCCACCGGGAGGCGCGACGGTCAACAGGAGTCGCATGTCGGTGCGACTTGCGTTCAAGGAGCCGGAGGGTGAAAAGTCCGCAGGACGGTCCGCGAAGTTGTAGGCATATACGTAATTTCCATACGCTCGAACACCGCCTGGTAGCGTCACATCACCTGCTGCGCGCCACCAGCGCTCGTCCTCATCGGCCCAAACCGCCGTGCCGACCTGTAATTGTGCCCGCACAAGCAAGGGCCGCACAGGATTCCATACAGGGTCCGCCTCGGTCGTCAAAGTCGCCGAATAATTCGTCCAGTCACGCCACAACTCCGTCGCCACCTTGCGGCGCAAGAAAAACACAAGTTGTCGAATGGGACCATTCGCAATTGTAAGAGGCAGTTGAACTTTGATGGTATCTGCGGCGCCTGTGTTCACCACGTATTTCAACGGTTCCCCAAAACTCGTTTCAACAACAGGCTCCATTAGAATTTCGTGCGCATCCTTAATGTATCCTTCGCGCAGTGGACCATCGATGTTCGTAATTCCACACACGAGCTCGGCACTTTCAAAGCCGGGCATGCTCCGCGCATTCGGAATGCTGCGTGTGTAGAAAAATGGAAAGGAATAGTCACGAACCGTAAAATTTGTGTTGAGTGGTGAATCACGACAATCCGCAGCCGGTGTAGCCAGTTTGGCCACGACTTCATAAAACGGTCGCAAGGTAATATGAAATCGCACGGTGTCCGGGCCGCTACAGGAAACGAGGGGAAAGGCGGTGTTCGGATGCTTCGCAAACCAAAAAGGCAAATAGCAGTACACATAGCCATCATCGCCGACTTGGAAACCGTATTTCGGCGTTGTCGCAGGAACCGACGATCCATACACTGCGTCATCGTAGGCAGCCGCCTCCGTACATCCATGGAGCGTTTTGTTCCAAACATTCAGCCAATCGCCGCTGAAACTCTCAATAATGACCCCGTCCACCTCCATTTCTGCGCGGGCAATTGCGGCAGTTCCAAGACTCGCCGCCCACACCCAGAAATTTGCGGGGTCGGTCGGCACCCAATCGCCGACCTCCGGCCCAATGTGCGACTGCGCACTCGGTGGCATCCAGGAAAGCGGTTTGAGTCGCAGGGCAATCCAATTCAAAAAATCGGCCTGCCACGGCCATGGAACACTGAACGTGATGCGTTGGCCCCATGCCGGCGAACCGCTGAAGGGCCACACTGCGACATCCTGTGTGAAATTGTGGTAGGTCTGGCCGCTCATGGGTTGAAATTTCGTGGACGTTTCCGTTCGTGGGTAGACATATTCTTCAAACGCCCCGCGATCCACAAGTGTAACAATCCGTTTCATTTCACCCACGGGGCCACGGTCGCCAAAGCCACCGGGCATTAATTTTGGGATTGTAAGAGTTGGAGTTGGTAACGCCATTTCCTACATGGGAACCCTAAAGGGTTCCCCTTTAACCCCTCCCTTACTATTCCGCTGGGAAGCAGCGGAATTGGATTGGGAAGTTTAAGGGATGCTTTACTTTACCAAAAATCAGCCGCGACAGCGGCGTTCATTTGAATGGCTTTACTCTTTCGTATAATTCAGCCGCGACAGCGGCATTCCTTGGACCGGCTTTGTTTTTCCCTACAATTCAGCCGCGACAGCGGCTGAATAATATGGGAAGGGTTAAAGGGGAACCGAAGGTTCCCTTAATTGGTCCACTGCGTCTTACAGTTGGCGCAAATGTACAAGAATTTCAGATTAACGGGGTCGGTCGCCAAATAGGCCACATCGCGTTTCGTCGCATCGGTGTTAGAAACACAACCCCCATTCGGGCACCGCAGTGTATTTACATGCGGAATCGCAGGATCCATGAGTGTATAGTCATTCACCGTATAACCGGAGGCCGCGCCGTTCGCACTGCTGCCGGTACGAAACGTGGTTTCCAACAAAAGTGCCTCGTCCTTCGTCTTTGGCACAAAGGGTTCGGAGAATCCGCAGGTTTTGCAGACATTCCGAACAGGATCCGTCGGTGAGTCGGAAATCACCAGGTCGTAATGATTGCGGCACTTGGGGCACAGACGCATTTTGCTTACTCTACTGTTGTGGATGGCTTTAAGCGCGACGGCGTGCCCTGCGTGTCATTTTTTTGCCGGTGCGACGACGACGGGTTGTTGAGCCACCTGAGGTGGTCCCAAATCACGAATTTATTGCGAACTAAAAAATAGCTTTCTCCAATTTTGATTCTTTCAACCGTGATTTATTCTTTTTTGTTTTTATGACGAGCACATCAAACACCCCTCGCCCTCACCCTCTGAAGCCGCCGCGGATCCTCCACCCGTTGAACCAGAGCCTCCCACAGGCGTCACTGGCTCCACGGTGAATTTCTGTGCGCTGGCCACGGCGCGTGTGCGCAAATAGTAAATGCCCGTCTTCAAGCCGCGCCGCCATGCGTAAAAGTGCATGCTGCTCAACTTCTTGTAATCCGGGTCACCCAAGAACAGATTCAGGCTCTGACTCTGGCAAATATATGGGCCCCGCTCTGCTGCCATATCAATCAGTGCCTTCTGCTTGATTTCCCACACCGTCTTGAAAACCTGCTGAATTGCCTCAGGAACACCGGCGACGCCTTGGACACTGCCATTGTTCGCAATAATGGCGTCCTTCAGCGCAGTTGTCCAGAGACCGGCGTTGAGGAGAGCGGTGACAAGGTGTTTGTTGATGATGATAAATTCACCGGCCAAAGTGCGGCGGGTGAAGATATGGGTTGCGTAGGGTTCAATACATTCGCAGTTGCCGAGGATTTGGGAGGTCGAAGCGGTTGGCATCGGTGCGACCAAGAGCGAATTGCGTAAACCGATGCGACGGATATCATTGGTAAGGGAATCCCAGTCAAGACCTTCATCTGCGAGTGGTTCTACTCCCCACAGGTCAAATTGTAATTGCCCCCGCCACGCAGGACTTCCAATAAAAGTCTCGTAGCGTCCTTCCGCCGCGGCAGCATCCACGCTGGCCTGAAGTGCCGCGTAGTAAATGTGCGCAAAGATGCGGCGATTGAGAGCCGCGGCCTCTGCGGATTCCCATGGCAAACCCATCATCGCAAACACATCGGCGAGTCCCTGTACGCCAAGACCAATGGGCCGATGGCGTTTATTGGACCGCTCTGCCTCGGGGATGGGGTAGTAGTTGATGTCAATCACGCGGTTCAAGTTGCGCGCGGCCACACCAGTCACTTCACGAAGCTGTTTGAAGTCAAAGGTGCCATCGGCGCGCACAAAGGCAGGAAGCGACAGCGAGGCCAGATTACAAACCGCCGTCTCCTCAGGCGAACTGTATTCAATGATTTCCGTACAGTTGCCCGTGAGGATGCCGTTAAAGACGCCCGCGTGATTTTCAGGTTCATTAAAACAGTAAGTGTCCGCAACACGGCAACTCTCCACAATATGAACAACCTTTGCGGTTGTAGTTTCACCTGCTTCGCTTGTCCAAGACACCAGTTCCATTCCAACATCAAGCTCTCGTCCCTCCACGCGCGACTTGTCGGGCAAAATGAACTTGTGATAGGGCGTACAGTGAAGCGACTGAACGTATTTTCCCCGGCTCGGTGATTCCAACAATACATTCACCATCATCAATTTCTGGTCGGTGCCTGTTTTGCGAACCGTCGTTTTGCTCCAGTTGTCGCCATTCCAGACCTCAACCTCCTGGTCGCACAGCGTGCTGATTTCGCGCCAGCCGTGCAGTGTAAGAATGTTGGTTTCCGGCGCAACACACAAATTGCTTGACTTAATCACACCCAGATTCTGCTGATTGGATTTCTTGTTCGCCGCATCTTTGTAGCACAGATACGGCGTTCCCGTCTCAATCTGCGAATCCAAAATCTGGAACCAAAGTTTCTGAGCCTTCACGGTGCGTTTGCCGCGCCCCTCGGCTTCGTAGCGTTCATACAGTGCTTTGAATTCGTCGCCGACGACATCGGCAAGACCCGGTGCCTCATTCGGACAAAAGAGCGTCCAATCGGCATTCGCATCCACGCGCTCCATAAACAGATCTGGAATCCAGAGCGCGTAGAAAAGGTCACGGGCACGGGCCTCCTCGGATCCCGTGTTTTTCTTCATTTCCAGGAAATCCTCCACATCCGCGTGCCACGGCTCCAAATACATCGCGAAGGAACCGTTGCGCTTGCCGCCACCTTGGTCAACGTAGCGTGCTGTGTTGTTGAAGACACGCAGCATGGGGACAAGACCGTTGGAAGTACCGCCCGTTCCACGAATCAAGGAGCCCTTGGCACGAATATTGCTGACATGAAGACCAATGCCGCCCGCATACTGGCTAATGAGCGCACAGTTCTCCAGTGTCTCGTAGATTCCGCGAATTGAGTCGTCTTTCATGGCGAGGAGGAAACAGGACGACAACTGAGGCCGTTTCGTTGCCGCATTGAACAGTGTAGGTGTTGCGTGTGTATAGAATTTCTGGCTCATCAAATCGTACGTCTCAAACGCCTTTGGCAAATCGTGGAGCCATATGCCGAGCGCAACGCGCATCCACATGTGCTGCGGCTTCTCCACAACACGATGCTCTGAGTCGCGGAGCAAATAGGCCTTCTCGAGCGTCTTGAATCCAAAGAAATCCAACAAATAGTCGCGGTCATATTTGATATGTGCCTCAATTTCTGCTGCGTGTTCTCGCACAACGCGAACATATTCGGGGTCAAGGAGGGAGGCCGGTGCGCCCGTGCGATCCAACACGGTGTCAAGAATGTTCACAGCTTCCAACAGTGTTGCCGGCGTATTCTTGGCATGGTTGCTGATTGCGATGCGGGCGGCCAGGGTTGCGTAGTCGGGATGCGTGGTGGACCAGGAGTAGGCCAAATTGGCCGTAATATTGTCAAGTTCCGTTGTGGTGATACCGTCCACAAGACGCATGAGGACGCCTTGGGCCACACGGGTCGCATTCACGGTCAGGCCAGTTGCCGACTTCGCAATACGCTGTTGGACCTTTTCGAACGCAACATCTTCCTTACGACCGTCGCGCTTCACAACTTGCATGGTTTGTTCCTGCATTCTGGGTTTGATTTTGGGAGCTGTGTGTCTGCCGCAGGGGCTCACGTGCGGTTCAATTTTTCGTGGACGCGGCGGTCAACCGCTTATGACATTGAAAAACTGTATGATTTTTCGTTTTTTGTTTGGTTTATTGAGTTGTCTGTGGTTTATTGAGGGCCCTCCACCTTCAAAGGAAACTATTTACGTTACGCATGCTTGCTGCAAACCGCGTGGTAGATTTTACTACAACCACACGAGGCAACTGGGTTTTCGTCTTCTTCGTCCCCACCGCACTCACACTCGCCATCACAATAATCACATTCATCGTCCTCCTCAACAGGCGGGTTCGAGTTGTAAATCGCGCACTCGGTGATTGGAAATGCGGAAAGCAGTTTGTAGAGTCGTTCCAGTTGCCAGGAAGGGCGTTTGTTTGCATCGACGGCAATTACGCTCGGCGATCCTTGTTCCACCCACCAAGTACGAAAGATCTCCTCATTTGTGGGTCCCTTAGCAACCGCCTTGATGTGTGGCGCCAGATACTTTTGGATGTTTAGAATGTTCAATGAGTCTTCAGGGGCCAAGTGAAAGAGTGCCGTTATGGCGTCGTCCTTTTTGATCTTCTGACCTTCCATCAACCCGCGCTCTTTTGCATAGTAGTAAAAGCGCTTCGTGATATCGGTCCTTGAAATGCTGGAACCCACCGGCATTTCAAAGAAGGCGCAAAGTTCGTCAGAAAGAAGAACCGGCGCTGTGAATGCGGAAGGCATGTCCTCCAACACAGACTTCCAAAGAGGCACGGAAGCGGATGCTGGCGCGGGCGCATAAATCACTTGAACGGAAGTCATTTGCGTGGAAAGAAATGGTTAGAATGGATTGGTGGGCAAAAAACAATTGCGTGGCACACGACCTTTCAATTTTTCATGCGCGCCTGAATCCAGGTTTACCGGCCTTGCCGAAACGTTTCCAAGAACCGCTGGACAATAGAATCAGGCACGGGTGTGAAATGATCTCGGTGCCTATAGACCTGATTTGTGAGCGTAAGAGCCGCATCAGCGGACATTCCACCTCGCATGAGTTTTGTTAGAAAGACCGCGCTTTCCGAGAAAGGTTCGGTATTTCCCGCAATTGCCTCAGAGAAACGCAAAACGGGCACAATCTCGTCGCCCTGTTGGCATTCAAGGACACCGCCAGCGCTTTTGCGAACCTGTAGGCCGCGAAAGGGGCGAAACGTACCCTCGACAGCCACGGCCACGCACTCTGCCCATTCATCATCACTCAAAACAACACCGCCTAGTTGACTCATTTTCTTTGTAGCAAGGAAGGTGAAGGGTGGTGTAGGAAGCACAGGGAGTTCAATTTTTCCAACACCAAAACCGCCGCATAAAGCAAATATGTGGATCGCACTCGCAACCCTTGTCGGCGTCTTTTTTGCCGGCGTTGTCCTGCTTCGTCTCTACAATTCCTACACAACAGAAGGATTCTTGGACGCATATGCGGCAACAATACCTGCGAGCGCTTTCAAGGCAACCGTGCCACCGGGCCCGTTTGATGCCGGTTCGGCACTGTCGCCTGGTCTGGCGCTCAATCCCGCCACCGAGAAACTCGTGGAAAGCGCGGCTTTGCCGGCCATGAGCGTGCGCGAAGCCGAGGGGAACTGGGGCGCAATGACCTCCGAAAAATGTTTCCGCTCCGATATTGGCGAAGCGCTCAAACCAACCCGGAATTACCTTCAGCGCACCAACAATTACCAAAGGGCGCACCCTGATAGTTGCTCCGCACCCAATCATGAATTTGTGGGGACGTTTTACAAGCCGTTTGATGGCGTGGGTCGCTATCCCTCGACGGGCATGAATTTACCGGCGTCGACGCAGTGTGCGTAGGTCGTTGAATAACTGAGATCGCGACTGTGACCGGTACTACCGCGCCATGGATGCTGCGTTGGCCAAGAAATATACATGATGTCCAAGATGACATGTATATTTCGCACATGCTATTATAGTGAAATGACGTACAAGAATTTTCATTCTTTCAAACCTACTTTCAAACGTCCATTGAATTTACCACGACGTTTTTCAAGTTTATCACACATTTCATATAAAACCTTGTCAGTTGGCTCGTCCTTTATATATTGCCATATATCTGATGTATGAATACTGATTATTCTCTTTCGTTGTTCTACATATTTCGTCATTTCCTTTTTGTAAGTCAGTAATTTATAAATATCGCGTCCAAGAGGTGTTTCACCTGGAATATTTGAAACAATAAATTCCAAATCTCCGTAAATTCGTGTTTTCAATGAATCGAACATTGGGTGTAATGTTTTCAAATATAGCATTGATGATTGTAGGTCTTCCACATAGGTTGTTAATTTTTCTCCCTTTAACATATCATCTACCATTGGTTTTACGTAATAATTAAATATTTGAATCAAGAGCATTAACAAATTCATTGATGTAAAATAATAAATGGATGGAAGAATCAACGCAAGCATTAATTCTTTATGCTTTTCCTTATTTTCCAAACGAGCAATTGCTGCGAGTTCTGTTTCATTGAACTTTGGCGCAGTTTTTATCCATTCAAGATATTTTGAAAAATGAAACGATTTATCTTTTGCATGTGCTTCTATTTCTTTCGCTGTGACGGTTTCGAGATCAGGCCGTGGAAACTTTTTTAGTTCTGCGTCTAACACTGCGTTCAGATTCGCATTTTTTGTATTTTTCGTTTTTCTATTGTTCATGGTTGATGTGCGTTTTACATTCTTATTCTTCGTATTTTTACGTGTTCTATTGTTCGAGGATGTCGCCGAGCGGTTTTCACCCGCACCACCAACCGCTGTTACTCCCTCTCTTGCCGCAGATGGTGGCAAAAACGCCAGAACATACTGTCGCTTCACATCATCAAGTGTCTTTTTGCCGCCCTCGTAGGCGCTTGGATCAATTGCGGAGAAAGATAAATATCGTTTGTGCGCTTCCCATTGCGCGGGTGTAAGACCATACTGATTGTTGTATATGGGTCCGATTAATGGATGCGCTTCTACGGCTCCATCAACCGAAGTGTGTTTCTTCCCTGTGTCGTCTGTCAAAAGAGCATCACGCACATCGGCTCGCATGCCGGTCACAAGGCGATCCGCAGATGTGCTATATGTATCAACACCGCCAGGAATATCTTCAAATTTCCGAAGGCAGTCACGACCAATGGTGTAGGCAGCCTGCGCCGCAAATGCGTGTCCTTGCTGGGAGGCCTTCTCTTCAGGAGTATTTGCCGCATAATCACCCATTTTCAATACACGACCACGAAAGCATTGCCGTGCCTTATCAAACTGCTCGCGATAATGCTTTTTTTTCGAAACCCACTCACTCCTGGTCGGAGAAGGACAGCCAATCTGACGCGTGAATTGACTAATAAGATCTTCTGTCTTCGCCTTATCTTTGCCACACACATCCTGATAATCTACGAAAGGCAGACTCGCATCATCCACTTCATATTGTGGGCGCGTCGTTATCATATAATCAGTTAATCCTCGAGAGTAACCCGGGCTTACAAACAGATTTTCACTCATCTTATTTTGAAACAATAAAATAGTCTAGACACTTGTCTAAAAACACAAAAATGCCGACTGGAACCATTTATTACATTTCTATCATGTATATTTCTTGACCGACGCCGGTGACATGAAACATGCGTTGGTTTTGCGGTAGTGATTTAGTTAGAAGCGGCAGCGGAGGGTTTTGTACTTTTCTTCTTTGTTGTATTTGTTGGCGTCGCTTTCCCGCCACCTCGTGCCCCTTTACCTGCGTTCTGGGCTTTTTTTGTTTTCACCATGGGCTTATAAAAATCAACTTCCCCTTCTTTCAAATCATCTAATGCAACAGTAAACCGGCGAAGTTCCGGGCCTGTCATTTTATGCGATACATCTGATGTGAGCGCCGGTATCGCTATATAGCCCCAAACTAAGTTTTCTGTAAGAGAAAAGGGATTTATTCGTGCAAAGCGAATAATATTCGAGTATAAATAAAAATTTAAACTAACATAATCATTTCGTAATCGGTCCATCTTAGTGAATCTTGTATAAAAATCAATATAGTCAATCCATTTCCTAATTGGCTTTGGAAATTGAGAAACTTCACCTGATAATATAAATTTCTTCAAACTTGAAATCGCAAAGGATGTCTTATAATAAAGAAGGGGTGCAATTAATTCAAGCATTATTTGTTTTTCAAGTTTTATTGAATCGATATGCGTACGTTGTGAACTTCTTAACAGACTAACAAGAGTTTTCATACGTGGAGACTCGATCCAAGCAGGCATATCCTTCATATCGTATGTGCTTCCCTTCGCAGCATCTTCAAGTTCTTCATATGTCACTGTTTCAAGTTCAGGAAAACGACAATTTTCTTCCTCACACTTCTCTAATTCGATATTATTGGCAGCTGTTCGGCTTGCGTTGTTCTTTTTCATTGTCTTTCGGCCTTTTTTTGATTTATTGGCGCGTGTCGTATTGTATGAAGGTTTTCCCGCGCCACCATCCGCTCCTTTTGATTTATTAGTGCCTGTCGTATTGTATGAAGGTTTTCCCGCGCCACCAACTGCCCCACCACTTTCAGGTGTGTTTGGTTTTGTTTCAAAAAACGTGTCCATATACGCTTTTTCAGCATCGCGCAACGCAGCCGTTCCGCCCTCATAATTTTTCGCCTCAAAATCGGGCGCAGTCAGCACGGCGTAATGCCGAAATTTTGCCCAGTTTTCGGGTTCTAAATCGTAGGTTCTTTCATATAATTCTTTTAAACTATCATCGGCACGCAAACCATCATTGATGGTGGAACCATTCGCTCTCAACTCTTTTTTTACACTGTTCTGTGTTAATGAATCAATCAATGTGTCAGCAGTATTTTTAAATTTATCTTGTGCTACAGAGCCCGGCATATCCGCAAATTTCCTCAAACAATTACGGCCAAGACCGTAAGCTGCTTTTGCCGCAAATGCATGGCCTTTTCTTGATTTTCGGGTTACATTTGTGTTTGCTGTAAAACTATTCATTCGCTTCACACGGCCGTAAAAACATTGACGTGCCTTATCAAATTGTTTCCGAAACCTTTCTCGATTATCGATCCAATCACTTGGATGTTCATCCTTGGAAAAACAACCAATTTGTTCTGAAAATTGTTTAAAAATATTCCCGCTACCAGTCGATCCACAAACAGCTTCATATCTAGGTTGGTCAATGTTAGGCAACCTAGCATCAAACGATTCAAGTTTTTTTTCATCAATCGCTCTTTCAGTAATTGCTTTTACAACCGTTTTTTTGCGCGTGCTCGCCATTTTACAAGAAGGTGTGAAATTTTTTTGTAAAAAGTCAAAGTGAATGCGTTCCCGTCGGGCAATTTATTACATTGTCCACCGTCGCTCCGCCGAATCCTACACTATGTATGTTCCAGCAATGGGGGTTTCACCACTTCGGATTCCTCAATTAGCAAACTGTCGTCTGGTCCGTCATTGTCTTGCGACTCACCAACAGACCGACTTGACGCCGGCATGGATTCAGTTACAACGTCATTGGCGAGCGTATCTTCGTTGGCGTCGTCATCCTCAACAACTCCAATATCGGGAAATTCATGGTCGCTTTCCTCCTCGTCCTCCGCCACACCGCACCACCCACATACAGGCTCTGTATCCTCCACACTCTTAGCAACACCGCATGCCAACAAATCCTCCTCCATGTCCACAAACAGTGGTTTCGCCACAGCCACAAACCGACCGTCTTCCCGCGCGGCATCTACTTCCTCCCAATAGGCCCGATAGGCCGGTTCTCCCACGGTAGACCACCAGCGCCGATTGCGCAAAACCGTCTTGTGCGACGCATCGCGCACCCACCAGACCGCGGTTTCCAACACCACGGCAGGTGCTGCTGGCACCGCCGACATCCATGCCCTTGCCGCATCCAGCGCACCTGTGGGAAACAGAGGTGAGTAATCATATTCGTAGGTGGACTCCGCAGCGTCCGCGGAAGGCGCAACAACACGCACAACGCCAAACACTGCCAGATCGCGATAAGGCGGTAACTCGCATTCCGGTACCAGTCCAGCAGCAGTGCCAAAGGAAACCTCGAAATACTCCACTGCCTCCACATCACAAACCTCTGCCTGTAACTGCATTTGAATCCAGTATTCCATGGGGATACTGCCGTTCAGTGTTCGAGTTATGGGACATTTCAATTCCACAAGCCGACCGGCCAAAGGCCCGCTCGTAATGAGCCCATCGGGGCTCGCGCCCAGTCGGGGCAGGGCCGTGTGTCGCAGCCGACCAAGTGAATCATCCACCGGTCCTCCGGCATAATGGGCTTCAAACAGTGCCCGTGCGACTGGCTCGAATCGCCAGCCCCACTTGAACGGCGAAAGAGGACCATCGGCGGGTGTAAGAAACACGTGTTGCGAGAAAGGCGCGGCATCCTCCGCAACGGCCGGCGGCGGTCCACATTTGCGCTGAATGGCCGCAAGCCGTGTTGCCGGTCCACCACTTACAATCGCACCGAATTCGTGTCCCGACAAAATGTTGTAAGATTCACTGTGCCACAGGGCGGATTTTTGGGGTGTCTGGGGGGCCGTTAGGATGCGGGGGACGGCGGCGGTGTTTGGGCCTAAAGCCCCCCGAGCCCGTTCCGCTTCAAACAGGAAATACTCGTAAAACAGTGCCCGGCAAATCATAATTGCGTCATTGCGAGCGCGCGGTGTATGAAACGCGTGTTCCAAGAACACCCGCAGCACTTCGTTCATTTCTTCATCAACCCATGTGGACAAATCGTATTCGTCCACAAGGGGGGGAGGGTACGCGGACACCCAGTCTGAAAACCAGGCAACGCATGCAGAGTACACCATTTTTTGTCCTTCCTTTGTTTCCATTCTATTTTTTTCTGGTGCGGCAAGGGTTTATGCTTCGTCTGTGGTGGTAGCAGCAGTTGAACTGTGGGAAACGCGCTTTGTCTGCCGACCACCGTCAATTTTGAAGATGGGTGCCTCGGTTGGATCACCGCTCCGAATCACGCGCAGGCCTTTGATGGCTTGAATACGGCCCTCTTCATAGGTGATTTGTGATTTCGTATTAAGTTGTTTGGAGTCGTTAGCTCGTACAAGGAAAGCGTGAAGTCCCTCTTTTTCGGCGGCGGACAGACCAGGGTAGGCCTCCGCAAAGGCACGCAGTTTCTGAATTCGAAAACCGCGTTCTAGACGCAGCCATGGTTTTGTTGTAAGAGTTGCGACGGTTTCAGCTTCCAACAGATTCGCAAGTGTGGCCTGTGCGGAGCCGCCACCTATGATGGCAGGTGTTTGCGCGGCGGTTGAGAGTGGGTTTGGTGTAGGCACGGGTGCCTCTGGATCTGTCGTGGGGTGAAAAGGGGAGGTGGCACGCTTGGTGCTTTTACGGGTGGCGGCGCGGACTCGAAACATTTTTCTTCGTTCTTATGCTTTAGAACGGCGGCGAGAGTTTAGACCTCGACGCCTGCGCTGCCTACGCGACTTCCGGTGGCGGTTTGTAGGTCCACGCTGCTCCATATAAAAAAACTCAACGCGGCCCGAATCAAACATGGATTGTCGAATCGCAAACGCGTTGAACATTACATTTC